CGCCACAACACACCTTATTAAGATACGATGTATTGATGTTTTGGAATATTACATCCCAAATAGGGCATGGTATGGCCTGTGGACCAGAACCCATAGACATAAAAAATTGTTTTTGGCTCATCCAATAGATGCCGCCATTCATTTGACCAATGCAATGCCGAGATACCGCACCGCAATTTGAACCAATTTTATTGAACCCATACACCAAAGGTGCGCCAATATATTGCATTGCCCAAAGGTCTAAGTCAGTCCAAATAAGCCCTTGTTGTGGACCTTGAATACCCGCCACAATCTTTGACCCCGTTGGAATACGATACGAACCCGCCTGATTGGTAGGGGTTGCATTCCAAACAGTGTAATCTTCAATATCAGACCACCGTATCAGCAAGGGGTCTGGCGCAAGATTAAATGATGAACCATACGCAATAACTTGCCGTTCTGGCATGGCAACAAAGATGCCGCTATTTACTAACGGTCCATTGCCGCCAATAATTTGAGCATTTTGCAATTGTCCATTTGGTTGCCAATAGTAAATTGCGCCACCCGCCGGGCAAGCAATAAGATTTTGACCAAAGTTATCAAGCGTCCAATCAGTTGCAGTAATTGGCGTCCCCGGAACAGACGGTTGAGCGGAACCAACGCCAAAGCCTCCCACGCCAAACCCACCAACACCAAATCCGGTGCTTGTAGGTTGAGGTCCAATAGCAATGTAGAAATTGGCATTTATGTTGCCGCTATTGATTGAGACAGGACCAGCCGTAGATGATGCGCTATTCTGAGCGGAAAACGTAAATGTATTTACAGTCGGGACGGTTAATATAGTGTAAAGACCAGAAAGCGTTACACCGCCAACAGTTGTAGCTACACCAACATAAAAAGTATCTCCAACAGCAAACCCATGGTCATTAAGGGTTCCAGATACAATTGATGAGCCATTTGTCGTTGAAAATGCGTAGGAAGCGCCACCGCTTGTCACTGTAGCAGTAGCCGGAGACGACGCAATAATCGTGTAAGTTGTTCCGGCTGCCGTATATAATTGGTATGGACCAGATAGAATAATCCCACCAACAGACACTGGGGTCACATAATTTACAAAATCCAACACAGATGCAGTGATATTTGCATCAACTACCGTAACCGTTGTGGACCCTGATGTCGTAGAAAAATTAGGTGCCGTATTGGTTGTCGAAATTTGCGGCGTTATATTTACAAGATTATTGTTTGTTAAAACATCAAGCGCAGACTCTGCCCCGATACCAAGGTGATTGATAGCATTTAAATCTGCCCAACCTTTAAGCGCCCGAATTTTAGAACCAATAGACGAATTAAAATAATTGACCCACCCGCCCAATTTTTGAGCAAGGCCAAGGCCATTACGTTCTGGCAAATACCTAATTAACTGAGATTGTGAGTAAGCAGCCTCATTAAGAGAAAAGGTATTATTTGTTTCAACGCCGGGTTTTAAGCGAATTGTTGCGTGGGGCATGAATTACCCCCGTGTCGGAGTTGCGGCAGGGGCTGGTGAATAAGATGTCCAAGCCGCCGCCTCAAACTTCTTACGGTTTTCTTCAATCAAGGCCGAACGTAATAATGCCTGATATTGAGATTCGTAAGTTTGCGCCATTTGTGGGTCATCATTAATTTTGCCAAAATTGCGTTGGAACGCTGAAATGTAAATCATAGACGCAAAAATAAACATATCTGGCAGATACGTTGAAATAAATGTTGTGGTGTTGCTGGCTGACAATGGAGCCGAACGAACCGTACCCGTCAATCGTATAGAATAATTTGAATCTGGCGTTGGTCCAACAATCATGTATTGGCTTGTATTACCTGTAGTAGCAGTATCGCCCCCATAAACAGCAAAGTATTGTGGTAAGCCCTGCGTAGACCCAGTTCCGTAAACATTTTGAATAAACTCTTTAGTGACCGGTAAAAGTGGCGAAGAAGCACCAGAATTTATAACCTCAAATGTTTGAGGAACAATAAATTGAGAAGTTGGAAGCGTTAATTGATTGTTTCCAGACGTAAATGTGTAGGNAGACGTACTAATTTGTGTAGACAGAAAATCCAAATCGCGTTGCATCCGCAATTCAGCGTAATCAATCATTGATGGAATAATGATCGTAAAATTGGTATCGGTCGCCGGGATAACCGCCATCGTGCTGATTTGTTGGACGTATGACGAGTATGTAAGGGACATAATTATCCAACCATATTAAATGCCAGACGTTCCACATCCGAAACGCGGCGCGACCAACCTTTGCCAAAAGTAGCATAAGTTGAAAGGCTTTGCAAAAAGGCTAGTCGGGCTTCGCAGACTCGCGTTGCAACCTCACGAGCGTTAGCCTCTTCACAAGCGCGTAACGTGGCGGGGCCGATTTGTCCGTCGACGGGAGTAACACCAAGTACCTGCTGCAAGGTTTTCGCCGCACGGCTTACCCCACTATTAACAGCCATATCAAAAACGGCATAGTCAATGCCAAGAAGAAGTGAGTCGCCACCGATTTTATCCCAATAATTTGTTTTATATAAGGGGGCGACATCTTGCGGTCCCAATGCCCTCATTTCCGCTTCAGTTGCCTCATGTCCAACCCATTTTTCCCAAACAGCCTTAGTAACGCCTAAGTTTGTCATTCCGCCGGGGTCTTTTGGATTGTTGACGAAGCCGCCCTCTTCTTTCAAAACAAGGGCAAGGCATTGCTCAAAATTGTCTTTCACGTCTTATTCCTTGGGCGCTGGCGAATGTTGATGAGATGAGCCAAAATAATAAGACAATACCAAAGTTAAGGCAGCATCAAGAGTTCCAAGAACCCGCGCAATAAGTTCACGCATTACGTCTGGAATAATGCTATTCAACAAATGCCATTGGATAAATACCCAAGCGCAAATAACAACAACAGCCAAAATGCGGGGTGTCCAATCATGGGTTTGGATTGCCATTTGACGAGCCGAATCACGATCACCAGCCGCAATACGCTCCAAATCAATGTCCAAAGACTTCATTTGCACCTTGAAGTCAGCGTCTATTTTCTTCAATGCAGCCAATTGATCACCCGTTGGGTTAGCCAATGCTGTTGCAATTTCATCTTCTGATCCATCTTCATGACCAAAAAGAGCATTTGAAACAGCTTTTACGGCTAAACCAGCCACAGGACCACCAAGAGCGGTAGCAAGAGTGGGGGCAACTGAATTAATCAATGGCCCAAAAGTTTTAAGAATGTCCATTTTATTTCACCGTCAACATAAGAAATACGCCCATTACGCCAATACCTATTACCAAAAATCCGACAATGCTGCTAATCATAACCAAATCTTTGCGGTTTTCTTCTTGTTCTTTCAATGCAGTCGCGGCTTGACGAGCCGCTTCTTTTCTCATTTCAATAACTTGCCGTTGGATGCCTTCCCATGCTGCCGGACCGTACTGTCCTACAAACATATTCTTAACATCCAACTGCATCTGTTGGGCCTTGGCCTTAACCGCGTAAATTTTAACTGCTTCAGCCTCAAATTCGGCTTGGCTTTGAAACATTTTCTTCTTGCGCGGCGTGGAGGCTATCGTAACAACTTGGGCAACCTTACTAAAAAGATTGCCCACTTTTTCGGCAGTCTCCATCACGTCCTGCCCTGCATCAACGGCGGACTTAATGCTATTGTAAATTGCAGTCGCGCCAGCGATAAGGGTAAACGGGTCCATACTAATCCATATTATTCAGAGACAACGGGTTCCGGTGCAACTTCTGGTGTAACAGGCGCAGTATTAGCCGACTCAATCTGAGGCTTTGCTTGGCCATGTAAAAGATTAATGAGGTCAGCAACTTCAGCATAGACACCAGAACCAAGATGCTTAAGCAAAGTGTTAACGTGAGCAACGGTAAGTTTAAGGTCAAGTTCAAGATTTTCCATTGAATCCTCTTAAAATGGTGGGTTTTGGGTTTGAATTAGTGGTTTAGACAATTGCGCCACTTGGGCTGCAATTCCTGATTCCACACCCGGCATACTAATAGATTGCGAAACCCATTGATAGGCCATTTCTTGAGTAATATCAGCATATGGCGTAAATTCTGCCGGATTTGGCGATCCTAAATTGACCGTCCCAGACGCCGAAGAAGCGTATGCCCCATTAGTTCCCGTGCAAACCCAATTAATGGCTGTAACCACATTGGTCAGGCCATCAGAAGATGGGTTAACAATAAACTGAGGAAATGACCAGTTAAACTGCATAATTATAAATCACCAGTGTTGGTTGAAGGGAATGCGCGGCCCTTACCCCAAATTATCCGAACTGCACCCGCAGCACCATTACCGGGTCCGGGGCCATTATTGCCGCCGCCGCCGCCATATGCGCCGCCATTACCTGTTTGGTTATTTTGACCGCCACCCCCATTAGCGCCGCCAGAACCACCATATCCACCAAAACTTCCATCTGAGTGACCATTGCCACTTGTGCCTTGGCCTAAAATTCCAACACCACCGCCGCCGCCGCCGCCATTGTTGTTTGTGCCGCCATCGTAGCCGCCACCGCCACCACCGCCACCAGCACCATTTCCTTTTTCGCCTACTCCACCATTGCCCGAATAACCACCCGCACCACCGCCGCCATAACCACCGTTGCCGCCATAACCGCCGCCATCACCGACGTATCCTCCGCCTGTATTTCCGCTCCCGCCTACACCAGAAACAGTTACAG